AAAAGTACTACTACTAGTTTAATTTATCCATTATGGAAAGCAGCTTTTAAGAAAAGCGATGAGGATTTGTTTATAGTTATAATATCTGAATCCCAGGCTCAGTCAATTAACTTTTTATCAAGAATTAAGTATCATTTAAATAATTCTGATAGATTAGCAAACCTTTTTGGAGATTTAAGTTTTAATACAGCTAAAAGATGGACTAATACTGATATAGTACTTGCTAATGGAACTAGAATAGTAGCAGTTGGTACAGGACAAAGAGTTCGTGGTTTTATTGAAGGAGATACTAGGCCTAATCTGATAATAGTAGATGATTTTGAATCAGAACTAAATGCTTATACTCCAGAAGCAAGAGCTAAAAATAAAAAATGGATGACAGAGGCTGTAATACCTTCGCTATCAGATGATGGTAAGATAGTAATGATAGGTACTGTTATTTCAGAAGATTGTTTTTTATATTGGGTAAAAGAATCATCTGCTTGGAAAGTTTTATGGTATTCTATATGGGACGAAAATGAAGTTCCATTATGGGAAGAGCGTTTTCCAAAAGAACGTATTTTGCAAATCAAAGATGAGTATGCATCTGTAGGTAACCTAAATGGTTTCTTTCAGGAATACATGAATATAGCTCAAGACCCAGACAATGCCCCGTTTAAACCTAAATGGATTAAACGTCACCATTATGATTATGAAATCATAAATGGACAGGGTTGTATGGTTAGACAAATAGGTGAAGATAAAACTATTATACCTGTTGAAGTATATTCAGGAGTAGACCCTGCCTCATCTTTATCAGCTAGGGCAGACTTTTTTGTAATTACGACACTTGGTATAGACCATGAAAATAATAAGTATGTTATTAATACATATAGAGATAAGATTTCTCCAGAGAAACAACCTCAAAAGATTATAGATACTTATAAAAAATATAAGCCGAGGAGGATGAAAATTGAAACAGTTGGATATCAAGAAGCTCTTAGGACAGCAGTTCGTCAAATTATGCAAGAAGAGACCCTCTATATACCAGGTATTGAACGAGGGGTTAAACCGAGAAATAGAAAATCAGAACGATTATTATCTTTGGTCCCTATGTTTGCTAAAGGACAGTTCTTCTTCAGACCAGAAGACATAGAAGGAGAGAAAGAGTTCTTATCATATCCTAAAGGTCAACATGATGATGTAATGGATTCAATATGGACTGCATTAGAGGGAGCAAAGCCTTGTAGATTTGAAAAGATGAACGAAACTAATAAAAATGAGGAAAAAACGAAAAAAAGACTTGATTGGTTAGTTCTTTAAATCGTAAATTATGCCTATGGAATATACTCAAAATGGTGATATTGACGAGGAAAAACAATTTGTAGATGAAACCCAGGAGCTCTTTAATACTTATAGTACTAAAAGAGACAATTGGGCTATACACGCTAAGGAAGATAAAGAATTTAGATTAGGGAGGCAATGGACTGCAGAGCAAGAAGAAGTATTAAAGTCTCGTGGTCAGGCACCGATTGTAGTTAATCGGGTCCATCCTGCAGTGGAAGCAGCTAAATCAATGCTCACTGCGAATCGCCCATCTTTTAGATGTGCCCCTAGAGAAGATTCAGACAACAAAATAGCGCAAGTAATATCAGCGCTATTATCATATATGTATGATATATCTGATGGAAGAAGTGTTATTCGCAATGCTATTGATGATTATTATGTAATGGGAATGGGATTGATACAAGTATATCAAGACCCAATGAAAGATATGGGCAAAGGGGAAGTCTGTATAAAAGATATTGACCCATTAAATTTATATGTAGACCCTAATTCACAGGATAGACTTTTTGATGATGCTTCTAACATTATTATATCAAAAACTTTTACTAAAGACCAAGCTACTGCTTTGTATCCTATGTATAAAGATGCCATTAATAATGCATCTAGTAATTTTGCATCGAATAGTGATTTCAATGCTGTTGCGACAGGTAGAAGTACTGAAGGCTTTGCTGCTCAGTTCCCTGAAGATGTAGGTAGAGTTTCTGGTGTAGATTATATCCGTGGTTATGAAAGATATATGAAGATTAGAGTACCTAAATTTAGGGTATATGAAAAATTCTCTAATAAAGAGCACTTGTTTGAAGAGGATGAATATTCTCAATATATTAAAACTCCTGCTTATATTATAAATAATGAGCAAATTTTAACAGACCCAGAGCAAGCAAAACAACTGTTACAGCAAATGCACATGCAGATGCAACAAGCTATGGTTCAGCAAGCTCAACAAGTAGCTCAACAAGGTGGTGACCCTAAGGAAGTTATGGCCCAAGGATTACCAGAAATACCTATAGAGGAAGTTACTTTTGAAACATTAATAGAACGTGGCATTATTAAAGTAGTACAAGTAACAGTAGAGAGAGTAAAAATGTGTATCATTATGGGAGATACTTTATTATATTCTAGAATATTACCTATAGAAAAGTATCCTATTGTACCATTAATGAATATACATACTAGAAGTCCATATCCTACATCTGATGTAAGGATGATTAAAGGTCTTCAAGAATATATAAATAAAACACGTAGTCTTATTATTGCACATGCAACAACAAGTACTAATACCAAAATTTTGGTACCAGAAGGTAGTGTAGATATGGCTGAGTTTGAGCAAAAATGGGCACAACCTGGAGTGGCTATACCTTATGACCCAACCGATGGTGCTCCTATGCCAGTCCAGCCAACTCCACTACCGAATGAATTATATGCTAATGAAACAAATGCTAAAAACGACATAGACCATGCTTTAGGGCTTTATGAAATGATGATGGGTAATTCACAAGCTGCACCTCAAACCTATAAAGCAACTATTAGTTTAGATGAATTTGGTCAAAGAAAGATTAAATCTAAACTAGCTGATATTGAAGCAGCTTTAACTAGAGTAGGTCAAGTTGCCATTCCAATGATGCAACAGTTATATTCAGGGGAAAAGGTATTTAGACTTGTTCAACCTAATAATTCTATGAGTGAATACATAGTTAATAAAAAATTGGTTGACGATAAAACAGGTGAGATTCAAATATTTAATGATATTACTGTAGGGAAATATGATGTTATTTATATATCTGGTAGTACATTACCTACAAATAGATATGCAGAATTAGAATTTTATATGGATGCATATTCTAAAGGATTAATAGATAGGTTAGAAGTTCTTAAGAAAACTGAAGTATTTGATATGGAAGGTGTCTTAGAAAGAACTGATGAGATTACTAAACTACAAGGAGCGTTACAACAAGCTCAAGAACAAATTAAGTCACTTAAGGGCGACCTACAAACTAGGGACCGTGAAGCAGTGAATTTAAGGAAGAAAGTAGAAGTTGAGAAGTTTAAAGGAGAATTGGATAGTGTTGCAAATAAAAGCAAGGCTGCTGGTACTTTATTTGGAAAACGTCTTGATGATACTTTGGCCGCAGAAAAGAAAGACGTAGCAATGCGTCTAAAGGACTTTGACTCAACCCTTCCGAGCGGCAAGGAAGGCAGTCAGAAAGGGAATAAGTAAATGGAAGATAATAGAACAGTAGATACCCCTCAACAGGTAAATCCTAATAATACTGATAGTGCATTTAATGCACCAGCAGTACCAGAGAGCTCTACCAATACAAATCTGACCGTTGAAGATGCATTTATGGGTGTAACGGAAACAGAATCACAGGAAACCCCTCCATCTCAGGAGCCGGCTCCTCAAGTTCAGGAAACACCTCCTACTGAAACTGAATACCAAGCTAAAAACGATGAGAAACGTTTTGAATATTGGCAATCTCAGGCAGCGCAGCGCGAAAACGAACTAAAGCAATTAAGAGGTCAGTTGCAACAGCAACCAACTTCTCAACCAGCTCAAGAACAAGTACCGCAGCAGAAGCAAGTAGAAGAATTTCCAGCCCCTCCAGGACGTCCACAAAAGCCAAGAGGGTTCTCTCGTGAGGATGCTTGGGGTGACCCAGCATCAGAGAGTGCTCGTTATCTTGACGAAGTCGACCAATGGCAAGACGACATAACGCAGTATAATGAACTTAAACATCAGTATGATATGGCATTGATGCAAGAAAAGTTTGAAGGAATCGAAAAAGAGAAAGCGCAAGCTACTCAACGTCGTGAAACTCAGATTCAGCAACAGCGCGAAGTTCAGGAGATTAGTCAATATGTCCAAGGACATCATGGTCTTTCTGAAGCTGAAACTCAGGAATTTATACAAACTATGTCTAAGCCCGACTCCGTCTCAATGGATAATTTGGTAGCATTATATAGAATGCAAAAAGGTATGCCTGGCCAGAATGTACCACAAGGTACTGGACAGCCAAGTGACACCTTTACACAAACCCAGAATGCACAGCAAATACCTTCTCCAATGGGGGTAGTTACTGGAAATACTGGGGCTAATACGCGTTCTGATAGTGACCAAATTATGGATTCGTTAATAGGTGATTTTAATTCCAATAATCCTTGGAAATAGAATCATATAATCTAATACCGTAGGAGGTAGATTATGGCAAAGGTATATAGTAATAATCCGTCTGCCACACAAAGTTGGACTGCTTCTTTAGATAATACACGCAGAGTCTTTAACTTTGGAGATAGAGTTGCAGAACTCGCTCCACAGCAATCTCCTTTTTTCGTTTACTTAAATAAAGTAGCTAAAAAGGCGACTAATGACCCTGTGTTTAAATTTCTAGAGCAACGGCACCAATGGCAAAGACGGAATTTCGTAGTAAGTACTGCCTTTGAACCTGGAACACCTGCACATGGCTCCGATGTATCTAATCCGCTAATTATTAAAAGCGCATTTGATAAATATGGAAAAATATCAGGTAATTCAGGTACTTCGGCAACATCTGCTCATAAATATGATGCATGTTATTTTATAACAGGTGGACAAGTACTTGCTTTAAAAGGTGATGATGGAGAAGTCTATTATTACAAAATTGATGAAGCAGCTTATTCTGGGTCTGGAATTGTACATACTGATAAAGTTGAAACAGACAGTTCAGAAGCTTTTGGTTATACAACAATTGCAGCTGCAAGTGTAACTAATTGTGGTGGTTCAGCTATTGCTGCAGCAGGTAATTCTGCAGCATTAAATAAGGGCCAAGTAATTGGTTCTGCATGGGCTGAAGGAACTGATACCGCACTTGGTTGGGAAGATTCACTTTATGACAGAGAAGGATATTGTCAAATATTCAAAACTGGCATGAACATCTTTACTGGCACATCTTTAGCTACAGAATATCGTGGTGTAAAGGATGAGTTTAAACGTATCTGGACAGATAAGTTAATGGAACATAAGATGGACATTGAACAAGCTATGTTATTTGGTCAAGGTTATACTTCAGCTGCTAATGAAGCAACATCTGGCACAGCTGCTGTAAGATTTTCATGGGGTATTGTTCCCTATACAAATACTTATGGTAAGGTATATTCTATGTCTTATGCTTCTTCTGGATATGATGCTTTCTTAGATGCAATGGAAGATTTCTTTGCACCTGAAGGCGGAAATTCTGGAAACAAGCTAGTGCTAGCCTCAAGAAAAGTTATTACTTATTTGAATAAATTAGGTAATGGCTCTTTCATGAATAATAGCGTAGGTTCATCTCAATATCGTTTAGATGTAGCTAATATTCCTGGTGCTTTTGGGCATAATGTGACAGTTGTAAATACTATTTTTGGTAATTTACATTTTGTTGCAGAACCCCTATTAAGAGGTATCTGGGAAGATTATGCTGTATGTGTCGATATGAAGAATGTAGCTTATCGTCCACTAGCGGGTAATGGTATTAGTCGAGATACCTTCATTGAAACTAATGTACAAGACAATGGTATAGATGGTAGACAAGATGCTATCCTTACTGAAGCTGGTCTTGAAATTAGTCTCCCTGAAACCCACGCAGTACTTAAGTTTTCTTAAGGGGAGGTAGATTATGGCTTGGACAAAAGATAGTGTTAGCGGTGTCAAAAGAATGTATAACCTTGCTTTAGGAACAACTTTAGATGCTAACGGATTAGCATTAGCCAATGCAGGTAACGCATTGAGTACTGCTATACAAGTTGGTGTTGATGTTGCGTTAGGTACGATTGGAGTTACTTTTGAAGTAGATGATTCGCCTGCAAATAATGTTGTAGTTGATTTATATGCATGCAATACTTCAGGTGGCACATATGCAAAAGTAGCTGATGATGTTGCAACTGCAATGACGTCTTCTACTGCAGCTAATGCTTATACAGCAGGAACTGTTGATTTAACAGCCTATCCATGGCCTTTCTTCAAGATTTGTATTACAAGTACTGGAGATGAGAGTAGTAATCATGGTAGGATAATTGTATCTCAGGCAACTGGGCCACAAGGTGATGTTGACGGAACAAGCTCAGGCATAGGCGCTGACCCATCGTAAGGTTAGTTAAGTAAAATAGGTTATGAGCCCTTCGGGGCTCTTAGCCTGTAATTAGGAGAAAAAATGAGTGATTTAAAAATAACACATGCTGGGACAGTGCAAACTCAAGATAGACAGGGACCTGCTAATCCAGAAGCTATTATAGGACAAGCTGGTTCGGCTTATACTACTGCTTCATCTGATGAAATAGTACCTCCTTTAAATCAAGTATTTGTAGCTATTACAATGTTAGAAGATACTGTATTTGATAGTAGTGAAGGTTTAGTAGCAGAAGATGCAGAAAAATTTATTAATACTGAAGATGCAGCACATGATTTAGCATCTGGCTCCGAATCTTCTGTAGAAGGTTCAGGTGGAATAGTTGTTGATTCTGTAAGTTTTCCTAAGGGGATAACTATATATGGGAGATGGATAGCGATAGATGTTCTTACTGGTTCTTGTTTAGCATATGTAGGATAATGATATGCCACAATTAGGATTAACAAATGTCTTAACATCTGATATTGCACCTGTTTGGCAAAACAAGTATTCAGTAGCCTTTGATGGTACTGATGATAATATAAGGATTACATCAACTGCCTACGATGTAGATGGTAGTAATATTACCTTTGCATTTTGGGCAAAGAGAGCAGCTATAGGTGCACTTCATATAGTAATGGGTGAAACAGCAAATGAATATGATAGTAGAATATATTTTTCAGACGATAATACCTTAAGGATAGAATCTGATACAAATGCAGATGAAGCTACTATAACACAAAATACTAATAATACAGAATGGCATCATTATGTAATTGTATGTTCTTCAGGTACAGTTACTGCTTATCAAGATGGTTCAAGTGCATCTGTCTCAGGTGATGTTAATGGAGGCAATATTACTTTAGATACTATTGCTGGAGGTGGTTCAGGTGGTACTAAGCTTGAATTTAATGGTAATCTAGATGAAATGGCTATATGGAATGCTGCTTTAGATTCTGATGCTGCAGCCAAAATTTATAATAATGGTGTGCCTTTTGATTTATTATATAATTCAGGTGATTATGATAATGCAGGTGATTTGGTTAGTTATTGGAGATTTGGAGATGAGGATACTTTCCCAACTATAAAAGATAACTTTGGTTCAAATGATGGCACAATGACAAATATGGCATCAGGAGATATAGTGGAGGATACTCCGTAATGTGGGATAATAGAAAATGGGTAATAATAACCATTAATAATTATAATGAAGAGGAATTACAAGAATTGGTAGATAATTCAATGCAATCTTCAGTAAATACTCTAAGAAAATCTTTAGATAATTCTAAAGCTATTTTAAAATGGGATGGCGATACTCCTGAAATATTTAATGGAATGACGACTTATTCTCATTCAGAGATTCAAACAATTTTACGTGGTGATGATTGGTATAATGACGAAGGGTAAGCCTGTATATTCAGGTAGTGTAGGTAATCCATGGCATGGAATAAAGCCTGTAGTTCGTAGACCTAAACCGAAAGGACAATAATGTCAGTTGCAAGTACAGAATTAGATATTACTACAAACAATAATAGTGTTTTAGCGCGTATAGAAGATTTAATAGGGATTCAACATGCTGATGCTAATTGGGATATTGATGTAGATGCCGCTTATAGTATGGCAGTTGCTTCTGTAGTAGATACTATTCCTGCAGAAGTATTATTAAAATATACTGAAAGTGCTAATGTTGTATCATTGAGTGATGACCCTGCAACGCTAAATGTTGATGGTAAAAAGATATTACATATTACACGTGAAGATGCTGATAGTAGTGCTGTAGATAGAGATGTTAAAGCTGTTAGTCTTGCAGAATTTTCAAGAGCAGGAAATAGTAATAGTATGTATTTTGCAACAGTATTATCACCTGTATGGACTCTTATACCATCATCAGGAGAATCAACCTTAAATATTTTACCTATTCCGACTGCTGACCAACTAGCAAAAGTTTATGTTTTTCCATATCCAACAGAAGTACCATTTTCTGATACTACTGAAAGGGCATATGCTAATACAATTTCAGGTGTACCTAATGAGTTAATACAAGCTATTGTATTACAAACAGCACTTAATGTCTTACAAGCATATTTAGGATGGGCAGTACTTGATGAAGAAGACCAAGAGTTAACAAGTCTCATTACAGCTCAAATGCAAACATATAAAGCTGAATTAGCTACTGAATTATCTCGTTATGTAGAAGGAAAGGTTGAATAATGACTGCTAGAGAAATGATAGAATTAGTCCAACAACATCATCCAGATATGGGTGAAAAAGAAATTATAAATTTATTAAATAGAGCTAAAGATGATTTTTGTGCAAGAACAGAAATGATAAAAGATACTTATACAACAGCTACTGTAGCTAATCAAAGATATTATACCTTAGATGGTAAATTACTTAAAATAAGAAATATTTGGCTAAATGATGTTGAGATACCTAGATTATCAGGTAAACCTATAATAGATGATGATACATCAGAAAGTGGATAATGGCAAATAGAATACAAAGAGCTTGGTATGTAGATAAATTAAGAAGAATTGGTATTGTAGAAAAAGGTACTAATACTACATCTAAAGATGGATATACATCTGATTGGAAGTCTATAACTGAAGCAAAAGATTTAAGAATATATGCAATATCTAGAGATGCTGATATTGTAATTAATGCATTAGGAAATACTTTTACACAAATACCTGGAGAATATCATAATGTTTTAGTTAGTAAAGTTATTTCTGATGGATATAAACAAGGACAAAGATTTGATGGTGAAAAAGCATTATTTTTTGATAATGAATATAGATTAGGCCTTAAAGAAGCTAAAAAGTTTTCAAAGAGTGCTTATCAAACTACTGGAAGAATAACTCCATATGAATTTTAAGGAATAAATGGCAGATACTGTATGGACACAAGAAACTGTAACTGACAGTGGCACTACTACTACTACAATTAGTCCTACCACATCTTGGACAGGAGAAGTTACTGGTACAGCCTTATCTGGTGCTTCATTAACTATAGATAATATAAATTTAGATGGTAATACTATTAGTGCTACTAGTGGTGATTTAACACTTACTGCAGCAGGTAATGATTTATTATTAGGTGATAGTATATCTGTTAATACTACTATATCTGGTGATTTAACTATTACTGGTGGAAATATAACTAATGCTATAACCTTTGATGCAGGTCTTATTATCCCTACAGGATATGACATAACACTTACAGATGCTCCGTCTTCTAGTACTGATGCAGCTAATAAGGCTTATGTAGATGCTCAAACACATGAAGCCGCTTTAACTCAAGAGCAGGTAGAAGATTATGCAGGTGTTTTAGTTGCTACAGGTGGTACTAAAACAGGTATTACTGTTACATATCAAGATGAAACTGATGATATGGATTTTGTAGTTGATGATGCTACTAAGTTACCATTAGCTGGTGGTACTATGACTGGTCATTTACAATTTCATGAAGATGCAGACCTTATTGTTAATAGTCTTACTATTGATGGAGAAACAGGTGATTTAGATTATGGAGATGATTGGACGATTCATTCAGATGGAGAATTGGGTATAGATGCAGATGATGCATTTAATTTACAAAGTGATGGTGCTATAACTATTAATGCAACTGGTGGTACAACAATAGATAAAAATACCACTGCTACAGCCACTGCTACAGAAACAGCTTTACAAATAGATTATGACCATACTGGAATTTCTGCTTCTGGTCAAACTATAACTGGTATTGGTTTAGATTTAGACATGAATTGTAATAGTGTAACCCATGTTGGTACTGTTAGTAATACTGGCATAGATATTGACATGGTTGCTGCTGCTGATGGTACTCAAAATAATACTGGTATTGATATTAGTTGTACTGGTGCTGATACAAATACTCATTTGAAATTAAGTCATGATGCTACTAATTATTGTAGTCTTGCAACTATTGCAAATGGTGCAACAACTCTTGCAACAGTAGATAGTGATGGAACAGTAGCACATTTAACACTTGATGTAGATGGTGATATAACTTTAGATGCAGATGGTTCTGATGTTCTAATTAAAAATGATGATAGTTTAGGATTTCAATTTCGGACTATAACAGGAACTGGCTCATATCTAATTATAAATGAAAGAGGTGGCACTACTGTAGATGATTACTGTCAAATTCAAGTTTTAGAACACGGTGCAACCACTATATCTACAACAGATGATGCTGCTACTGCTGCAGATTTAACATTAGATATAGATGGTGATATAGTGCTTGACCCAGTTGATAAGATTTCCTTATCTCAAGAAGGTGATGAATATGGTTATTTTGCTCATACAGGTTCTTACACTCAACTTCGTTTATATGAAAATGGTGGTGCAAGTACAGGTGATTATTTTAATATACGAGTATTGGCAGCTGGTGCTACTAATCTCTTAACAATAGATGCTGCTGGTACTGATGCTGATTTCAAAGTAGATGCAGATGGCGATATTACTCTTGATGCTGCAACTGGTACTATTACACTTTTAGATAACGGTAGCACATATACACCTTCAGCTTCTTCTGATGTAGCAAATAAGGGTTATGTAGATACAACTATGTATGATTTTAGAAATGCTAACTTTTATGATAATACAATCAGCCCAACTATTTTTATTCCACTTGCAGACAGCATAGCTGAACTTGATAGTCCAGGAGGAGGTGGGGGTGAATATTTTGCAATAATAGCACCTTATAATGGGATACTTGTACAAGTACAATTAAGAAGTGAAAGTCAAATAAGGGATACAGTAAAAGTTGAGTTAGTAACAGCAACTACTGATACAGAAATTCCTGCTACATCTGTTGGAGATTTAACACATACTTATTCTGACGGATCAAGATGGCTTGATGACACAACTGATACTTGGGATTTTACTGGTTCATTAGATACTGGTACAAATGCTATCACTAAAGGTGATGTTGTTGCTATTAGAGTAACAATGGGTGCTGATTCTGGTAGTTATTGGTATGATACATATTGTACTGTAGTATTTAAATGGGATGCAACAACTTAATAGGGAGAATAAATGGAAGATTTGCAGACTAAAAGAGAGAATTTAATAATACAGCAAGAGCAAGCTAAGGAAATGTTTATTATGTGTAAAGGAGCTATAGATTTGCTTGACCAGATGATAAAAGAAGAAGAAGATAAAGATAAAAAAGTAGATAAAAAAAATGCCGTCAAAAGTAAATAAACAGGAAGAAGCTACTATTAAATTAAGGGAAGTTATGCATGATAAACTTAAGGTTATACATAATCGTGTTGATGAAATACTTGGACAAGTAAAAATTACAAATAGTAGAGTAAGTAAATTAGAATCATGGAAAGACCAAGTCATGGGTGCCTTAAAGGCATTACTTATAGTTTCAGCTCTTTTAGCCTTTATTATAAAAATGAATTGGTTAGTAATAGGATGAAAGTAAGAATTAATAAATGAAATTAGGAGATTTATTATTAGCTAAAAGATATATTAATAAGAAACAGCTTGCTCATGCTTTAGAGGTACAAGCAGAAAGTGCAATTAAAGATAAATTAACGCCAATAGGTGAATTATTGATTCAGTTAAACTATGTAAATTTAAATGATGTAACTGAAGCATTAAATGACCAAAAAGAGGAAACAGTTATGCCAACAGAAATAGGTGAAAATAGTAAGTTTACATTTGATTTAAAATTCTTAATTACAATAGGTGCTGTAATTGTATCTGCTTGTGCTACATATTTTACTATGAATGCATCAATATCAGAGCTAAAAAGTTCTAATAGTCCTAATAGACTTGAACATGATTACCTTAAAGATGAGGTAGACAATATTAAAGCTATGGGTGATTTAAAGATTATTAGTTATAAACTTGATGAATATGATGAAATGTTTGCAGAGCTTAAAACATTAGTTCAACAATTAGCTCCATTATCAACTGACTTGGAATATATTAAAGCTGAATTAAATAAACTTAAAGATAAAGAAATAATTATACCAGAGGTTGATTTATCTGGAATTGAAGACACGTTAGATAAATTAGATAGAGATGTATCATCATTGTCTAGTAGTCTAGAGGCATTTGAATCACGACTAAAGAAGCTTGAAAGAAAGAAAACTGGAGGAAGATTTTAATGAAGAAAATATTACTTACATTATTATGTAGTTTGGGCTTTGGTAGTTTCTTAGATGATGCTACTATTTATG